CAAGTGATACAAACACTTGCTTTAATCAAATCAATTAATGTTATGAATCAAATAGCATTGGTGGATACGGTTGATATAAGTAGTTACACAGGGATTACCCTAAGTGACTCAGTAGAGTTGGAAGATAACGAGGACTGGTATCAGAACCAAGCGTTCTATGAAGAGATAGGTATGTCAGACAGCGGTATTCTTAATGGATATAATAATGTTAAAATGAATGATGGAGAATGGTATGGAAGCAATAATCAGTTTTATTAAGGAAGCCTTAGAAGGCAAGAAGATGAGTGCAAGCTGGATTGTTACTATAGCTATTGCTATTGGTGGTTTAGTATTCTCAGGGATGCTAGGGTTACAGAAGTACGAAGGTATGTTATCTGATATAGAAGATTTGAAGGTTACCTCTCACGAGAAGACACCTGCTTATACATACACATTTGATGATACTGCTTTAGAAGCAATCACAAGAGTAAACTCAGGTGCTATCATTAGCTTGTCTGAGAAATTAAAAGCATTAAGAAAGGACCAAGATAGAGTTGATACGAAAGTTAATTCAACAGGTAATCCTTTATCACTATAGAAGAGCCTTGGAGGGTGTATGAGACTGGAGACTGAATTAATTATAGAGGACACTAGTTACTTTGTTGTAACTGAGGCATATCCTCTAATTGGACTGGAAGGTAAATACCTAGTCCACGCAGAAGGTAATAGAAGAACACTGTTTAACCTTTGGAAGAAGCATAAGATAGCGTTTGGTTCTACTACCTATTTTATGTTAAAGAAATTTGAATATTTTAGAAATCATTGTGAGCCTGTAGAAGGACACGAGGGGTTATATACATATGTTGGCTAATAGGAATGATGTTACATTGATTGAAGAGAGAGCTAAAATAAAAGCACTCGCAGCTTCTATGAAAGAGTCTATAGCTAGTGGTGAGTATGACGAGGTTAAGGCAGAACATAACCATTACTTCGTACCCGATACTAAATCAGGACTATTCCTTTATGCTAGGGAGATGAAACTTCCCAAAGGAACAGTAGCTGTGGGTAAGATACATAAAGGTAGAACTTTAAATATAATATCACAAGGTAAGTTTACTACTATCATTGATGGTGAGAAGGTTACTATTGAAGCTCCTCATATTTGGGTAAGTGAACCTGGTGTACAGAAGGCAGCTTATATTGAAGAGGACGTGTCTTGGACTAATGTACACATAACAGAACACAACTCAGAGAGTAAACTACCTCTAATTGAGAAGGATGTCATAGCAGAGACCTTTGAAGAATTAGGATTAATTGATAATACAATCGCTATAGGCGATACAGGAGAATAATATGGCTTGGGTTGCAGTAGGAATGGCGGCAGTAGGTGCTGCTAGTAGTATAGCAGGAACAAGAGCAGGTAATAAGAATGCCTTAGCGCAACAGTTACAAATTAATGCCGACACTAAGGCATCGTATATAAATCTGGGCAACCAGGGTAAGGAATCTAAAGAGGTTGTAGGAATAGCCTTAACTAAATTAGAACGTAGTAGTATGAAGCAACAGGCTCAGCGTATATCGCAGACGGCTACGTCTCATACTGCTGGTGCTAGTGCTTTGTATGCCTATACTAATATAATACAACAGAAGGCTTTCACAGAAGGTACAGTTGTAGATAAGGGTGAGGCAACATTAAGAGATTTTGGTAAACAAGCTGAGGCTAAGTTCAACCAAGCCCGTAGTGGTATTAATCAAGCACAGGCTAAGAAGAAGGGTGCATTAGAAGCTTCATTAGACGCATTCACTGCGGGTGCAAGTGGCTACGCCGCTGGCAAATCATTATAGGATAATTTATGAAAGAACAGAGAAAGCAAATCAGAACAGCTGCGGCTGTAGAGGCTAACTTAGGCGAGGTAGAACAGGCTCAATCACGTTTCATTGATGCAGGTTTTGTTAATACAGGTGGCAGGAATGTTGACTGGGCTAACAAGTTTTCAAATGCTACTAAAGCAGGAATACAAGCGTACCACGCTACAGATGATTATCAACAGCAGATGAGAGACCAGAAGACACAGGCACTTGCCTCTGCTAATAACTACACTGAGGATACTCTTCTTAGGGCTAAGGAGCAGGAAGTATCTTCTGCTGATATGCCAGACTTCCTTATGGGGGAGATGACAAACCTTGTATCCTCATTAAGAGAGGCTAACGACGGCGAAGCTGATGACTCTCTGTCAAGAGCTTATAAAGATACCTTTATGTCCCTGATTCAAACTAAATATAATGGATTGACATCTCAGGCTATAGCTACAAACAAAGGTGAGCTACGTAAGAACACAGCACAGAAGATGGAAACAGCTATCATACAAGATGATACTATAACCTTTGATGACTACAAAATAAACACTAAGACAACACACACTCCTAGCGAGCAGTCCGCTGGTTGGACTAAAGCTGTATCAGCTAGTATCACAACTAAAGCAGATAGCTTTAAGGAAGACTTTGCTGCTTATTCATTAGTGTATCAAGAGGAAGCACGTAATCTTGCGGCTGATATTAGATACTCAGGGATGACTAAGAAGGAATGGTTACAGTCAAAGACCCACGAAGGTCAAGAATCAATAGTAACAGAAGCAGAGCTTATAGAAAGTAGGTTAACAAAGATGGATGTATCTAATCCTCTTACTGCGTTCGATTTAAAAGTAAAGGAAGCAATCACACAAGAAGGAACAGATGGCGTTGGTGTTATAGCACGTTTAAACACAACTGAATCTACTGCTTTACTTAGAGGTATTAAGACATCTATATCTAAGATTAAAGGTGTTAAGTATAGTATGATTATCAACGACAGTTTAGATAGAGGTATCTCTGACCTTGATTCTCTATTAACGCAAATGCCTACTGGTAGTGAGGCTGAAGATTCTAAACTTAAAGCAGCGGGCATTCAACATATGGCTACTAAGTCTGCTGAGTGGTTACAACAAGCTTCTTCTTCTACTAATCCTGAGGACAAGAGAAATGCAGGTATGCTACTACAGCAAACCCTACTTAAGAACCCACAGCACCAGGCTAGAACAATTGGAGCTATTGCTAACCAATTCAAATCTTCTTGGGTAAATGCAATAGACCAGAAAGACCCGTTGGCTGCCCAGCAGTTCCTACAGGATACTTCTAATACCTTATGGTCTACTGAGATTGGTTCTGAGACAAGAACATTACTACTGAAAGCAGTTGGCCCAGAGTTTGAACTAACATTGAACGCCCACAGAGCGGGTGTTAATCCAGACGACCTTATTGAGGCGGCTAGAGGTAATCGTCCTGTTCCTACACAAGAAGAATTTAAAGCGAGTATGGGTGAGGACAACTATAATACGGCTAAAGTTAACTATACTAAAATGATGAGAGAGGCTGCACCTTGGGCTGGTCCTGGGGAAGTAGAATCGATTGTTAAGTTTGGTATGTCTATGGATTACTATAACGTAGGTAGCGATAAGGCGACATTCTTTGATACGTATGCAGAAGGTATGAGCTACAAGGCTGTATCTCCTAAAACAAGTATGGAAGCAGGTGAGCATAAACTCTCTGGTAACTTAGCTGATAACCCAATACTTGGCTGGGTATCTGATATTTGGGGTGGTCATATTCAAATCCCTAAATCAGGTGCTTGGAAAGGCTTAATCAGTGAAGACGCTGCAGATAAAGGTTACGCACAAGCTGCTCTTATGTATGCTATGGCTAATGTTCATCCTGACCTCAGTAAAAGGATTAGAGATAAACTAGGTATGACAGCTACCACGAAGAAGTATGGTAAAGGTGTAGGCGGTGAGTATCAAGTACTAGATGCAGGCGAAGGCTTTACAGATGACTTCCAACCTATGAAGATTAGCCGTTCAGGTACTAACAACTGGAAGGTTGTGATGACTACTCAAGAGTGGACTGACGGCATATGGCTAATAGGTGACGATAAGCAAACTGTTACAGTATATCTTGATAACGATGATATCGATGAGATGAACTTACAGTTTAAACAGCACCTGGCTAATCTAAGCGACAGAGATGCTGTAGAAGGCCAAGATAAAATGGCTCACGAGAAGGACTTCGCTGCTAGGAAGAAGGTTGCTGCTGATGCCAAGACCGCAAGAGACAGTGTACCAATCCCTAACATCTATGAAGGTGCAGGTTTTGATTCAGATTGGTCGGTATCTAAGTGGTGGGAAGGCGTAACTGAAGAGTCTGTGATTAATGACCCTAAGAAGAGTACCTTTATACCAATTATGCCTTACAGTAAATAGGAAATAATATGACTACAGAAACAGATAAACTAAACACTGGGGCTGATGGCTCACGGGACTTAGGTCTTGATACAGGACAAGGAAGTCTTGCTGTTAAAGCTATAGATGCACAGGAGAACCCACAACCAATCAAGGCTTCAGGGCCTTGTGATGGGCTACAGGGGTCAGCTAAACTATTATGTCAAGCTAAGAACAAAAGGAATACTATAGAGATTAACTCTGGTGTATTCTTGAGTGAGGGGCGTGCAGACGCTGCTCCTAATAAGGGACATAAGTTTATTATTAAAGGCACTGGCTTCAAGTATAAGTATGGGTTTTAGACGATTAAGGAGAGAATATGTTTGAAGGTATCAGTAACGTAACAGGTAATGAAGCAGCTAATGAGCAAGAGCGTAAAACTCTTGTAGGGGAGAAATTCCCAGAGCTGGGTACTTGGAAGGCAACGTGGGGTCAGATGAACTCCTTCTTTGACTACGGTCAGGCACAGGACGAAGAAGGTAATGTATTACACGAGATGGAGTTTCCTGTCGATATGGCGTGGAAGCTTCCTAGTATAGAACAGCGAGCTAAGGACGGTTTAAACTTTATGTCACTAAGCCAAGCCGCAGAGGATGGTAAGCTGGGCTCACAGGCTGCTTATGATAACTTAAAAGCAAGAGTACAGTGGGACAGAGACCAGCAAGAAGTATTAAGTGCTAACCACGGACTACTTAACTTTGCTGCGGCTATCCCTGCTTTCGTACTAAACCCTGTTAATGCTCCAGAACTAGCACTAGCGGCTTGGACAGGTGGTATGTCAGGGCTATCTAGGATAGGTGTTGGTGCGGTAGTATCAGGTACTACTGGTTATATTGATGAAGGCATCAGACAGAGTAGGTCAGGACTAGTAAACCAAGAAGCACAGGCTAACATAACAGCATTTGCCTCCTTGTTTGGTGGTGTTGCTAATGGTGTGTTTGGCAGAAGACTTGCAGACACTAGAAGTAATGGATTAGCACCTCCAACGGAAGGAACTATCTTCCCACCTGGACATACGTTAAACACTACTGAAGATGCACTCGTTATGGGTGCTGATGGTAAGCTGACTGTGTTTGAAGGTAAGATACCTGAAGGCTCGAGTGCTAGTTACTCTCTATTAGGTAAGATGTACTCTAGTGAGTCTAATACAGCACGTAACATAGCCTCAAGACTACAAGTAAGTGGTGTTGCAGGCGTAGAGGTGGGTGCTACCTATATGGGCGACACTGCACAGCACGTTATGCGTACTGTTCAATCAGCCATCAATAAAGAACAAGGCATTATTAAGCAGGTTAACCGTAACTTCTATAAGGATGTGGATGAGGCGAAGTTTAATGAGATGGTTTATGATGCCTCTGCTCGAAAGAGACAAGGTGATGTCATTGATGGTGAGTTAGGTAAAGCAGTTGATGCTTTCGATAAGGCTATGAGTCAAACAGGTAAACAAATGAAAGAGGTCGGCTTACCTGTTAAAGAGAACTACCTACACCGTGAGTGGAATCAGAGAGCCTTTGAACTAGCTGGTAGAAGTGCTGTTGTTAAACAAGTAAGTAAGGCTATGCGTGACTTCAAAGCAAGAGAAGGTGTTAAAGCTCTCCTTGATATTGACCGTAAGATTGCTGCTAAGATTAAAATAAGAGACAAACTACCTAAGAAAACAAAGGCAGGCACTGCTGAACGTAAGTCAAGAGATGCTATACGTGCTGAACTTAAAGCACTAAGAGCGCAACGTAAATCATTTGACCTAAGTGAAGCTGAAGCTGATAAGGTAGCAGGTCGTTTATACGATAATGTTACTGGTGAAGGATGGACAGGTTCTACTAACTCCCTTAAGAGACGTTCGATTGACTTAGACGAGGCCGATGTACTTGGCTTGGTTAACAGGAATGCAAACGATATCTTATCTAAGATGGCCTACAGAATGTCTGGTCGTATTGGTACTAAGAAGTCACTAGGCTTCCACACAGAAGAAGAACTAACCTCTATGACTAAGCAACTAAAGGATAGGGTGCTTGAGGAAACAGGAAGTGCTAAGGAAGCGGCTAAGATGGCTGAATACTTTGAACGTAATGTCAGGTTGCTGTGGGGAACACAGATGAAGTCTGACTTGCCTGCTTGGGGCCAGATGATGAAGAAGGGTGTTATGGACTTAAACTTCGCTACTATTGGTGGTGGCTTTGCTGCTACTGCTGCTATGGGCGAAATGGCATTACCTATCGTTATGGGTGGTTTTAAAGTAGGTATGAGGGCTATTAAAACCACTATGAAGGACTTTAAGAAAATATATAGGGAAGAAGAGCCTGCTAATGCCGCTAGTGCTAAACTACAACTAGCTACACACGGCTTTGATAAGACTAACCACAGTATGGTAGCACGTAATGCTAATGATATTGATGAGGGTTATTCTAAGACTAGTCCAGTTAATGAGTTTCTAGCTAAGGCTACTGAGTTTGTGTCTAATACTCTACCCCTATCGACAGTTACTACTGCTGCTAGAGGTGCTATTGGTATGTCCTTCCTTGATGACCTATTCTATAACCCTAGATTAATTAGGGCTTTGGATGACTTTGAGGCCACAGGTAAGATGAACGCTGACCTTGTTAAGTTAACACGTCTTCAGTTTGATGTTAAGAAGCTAAGAGAGATTCAAGCTAAAGCTGATGAAGTATTTACTTGGCAAGGCGGTGCTAGAGGTAAGGGAGATATGTTAGATTACGACCTTACTAAGCTAGGTGATGAGAACAGAGCAATGATTGACAGGGGTTTATCTAATGCCAGTGACTTAAACATCCTAATGGGCGGTAAGGAACATCTACCTTCTTGGTGGAGTAACCCTGATAACTGGGCACTGCATTTGATGACACAGTTTATGTCCTATCCTTTACACGCTTATGAGTCTTTACTTATGCGTGGTTGGAGTGAGAAGAATGCGGCTATGGCAGTAGGTGTTATGACTTCTGCTGTGTTCACAGGTATTATGGTTGTTGCTGGTGAAGAGATTAAGATTGGTACTGGGCTTATGGATGAAGGTGATAGGAAGTTTAACCTTGATTCCACTGAAGGCTTTAAGAACTTAACAGTTAAGATGCTGAACACTAACTCTATACTTGCTCCTATGAGCTTGTTTATGAACTCAATGTCTAGTTTATTCACTGGTGAGGCTCTTGGTAGCGATTACAGAGCCAGTCATATTGCACAAACCTTCGGTGGTCCTACTGTTAGTAGAATCAACGACCTAGTAAAAACACTACAAGCTATGGATTTAGACCCTACAGACGGTAACAGCGCAGCATATAAGACAGTATATGGAAGAACACTAATGCAAAACAGTGGGCTACCTATTACTACTACTCCTTTTATTGCTGATATGTTTAAAGCTCTTAACGAATCACTTGCAGGTAAATAACAAGGAGTAACAATGAGTAAAGCAAATATAGAAACACTTAATAGTATTCACGATTTGCTTGCTTCTCACTATGTCAACAAGCTTCAGTCGGGGGAAATATCTCCTGCTGAGCTTACCGCTATAAACAACTTCCTTAAACAGAATGAGATTACAGCTGACGTAGTAGAGAGTAAGCCAATGATGAGTTTGGTAGAAGAGATGAAGGATAATTCCGCTGAGGAGTTACTGGACGATATCATTCAATTCAATTAAGTTTAAAGGAGACTGAGTATGTCAATATATGACAAACAACTAACAAGAGAAGAACTGAAAGCATTAGTTAATGACTTCAGAACCTATCTTAATTACGTGTGGGAGGGTATTAACCTACCTTGTCCCACCCCCATTCAAACAGATATAGCATCACAGTTAATGACTGGTGATAAGCGTTTCCTTCTGGAGGCGTTCCGTGGTGTAGGTAAGACTTACATCTGTGGTGCTTATGTTACTTGGCGTTTGCTGAGAAATCCTAACGAGAAGGTACTTATTGTATCTCAGTCAGGTGCTCACTCAGACGCTATTGCACAGTTCATTAGGAGGTTGATTTACGACCTTCCTATATTAGAACACTTACAGCCTAGTGCTGATATGAGAAACTCTGTGAAGTCATTCGATGTCACAGGGTGTGAGGTAACAGTACAACCAAGTGTTAAGTCACTAGGTATCACATCCCAGTTACAAGGTAACAGAGCTTCAATATTGATTTCTGATGACGTAGAAGGTATGCAGAACTCTGCTACTGAACAGATGAGAGCTAAACTACTTGCTACTGTGGCTGAGTATGATGCTATTCTACAGACTACTGACAAGGCTCAGATTATTATGTTAGGAACACCTCAATCAGGTGAGTCTATTTATAACAAGATGAGAGATAAAGGCTTTAGAACTGTAGTATATCCTGCTCGCTACCCTGAAGATATAGAAGTATATCAAGGTACACTAGCTTCCTACATTACTACTCCTATCGAGAAGGGTGATGTAGAAGCAGGAGACTGTACTGACTCAAGGTTTACACACCAAGACCTAGTAGAGAGAGAAGCTTCTATTGGTAGGAGTTGGTTTAGGCTGCAGTATCAACTAGATACTACTCTTAGTGATGCTGACAAGTATCCACTTAAGACAGCTGACTTCATTGTTCACGACTTAGATGATAACAAAGGTCCTATATCTATCAGCTACTCTAGTTCTCGTTCATCATATATGGATGATATCCCTAACATAGGCTTCACAGGAGACCAGTTCTACAGAGCAGGACACGTAGACAGTGAGTATGTTCCTTATGAGTATGCCATTATGTCTATTGACCCTTCTGGTAGAGGTAAGGATGAAACAGGTTATGCTGTCATTAAGCAACTCCACGGAAAAATATATATAAGCGAGGTAGGTGGCTTACAAGGTGGTTATACTCCTGAGAACCTAACACGTATGGCTACCATTGCTAAGCAACATAGCTGTAAGTTAATGGTTGTCGAGAGTAACTTTGGTGATGGTATGTTCTCTGAGCTACTTAAACCAGTGTTACGGTCAATCTATCCTTGTTCTATTGAAGAGGTTCGTAACCATAAGCAGAAGGAAATGCGTATTGTTGATGTACTTGAACCCCTATTGAATAGTCATAAGCTAGTTATTGATGCTTCCCTTGTTAGAAAGGATGTGAAAGAAGCTGTAGCAGACTACACCAGGCTTCCATATTCTCTCATACACCAACTAACACACATATCTAAGGATAGGGGTAGCCTAGGTCACGATGACCGTCTGGACGCACTAGCTATTGCCTTAGGATTCATTGTTGAGTCAGTAGGTGTGAGCAGTGAGGATGCCCTTGCTAGGTACAAAGAAGAACAGCTTGATGCTGATTTAGAAAGGTTTATGCACGGAGTAGGAGCAGGTGGTAGGGCTAGAGGAACTAACTACCTCGACAGTTATTCTCTGCTATAAGTCATTGATTCTTAAGGACTATTATAAACCCCTACTTATATAATGAATAATATCATTATCCCCGATACGATGTCACTGGAAATCAATCAGCTGTACTGATGTAGTGGGGGCTTAACGCGCATACGCTATACACCTTAGATGGGGAACACCGTATCGATACACGAGGACTACTTGGTTTTTAATACGAGTGGGGCTTACTTGTAGTCTGTTGACTGTATCGATATAGTAAATGACCATTGATTGAAGGTAAGTATGTTCTAAGCCCCTACTCGATGTATAGAAACAATAGCTCCCTGATATAGTAATAGTTATTGTTATATACATAAGTTATTAATATGTATTAGAAGTAGTAATAGTTTAAGTACTGACTACTACTTCTCCTCCCCTATGTTAATAACTAGTTTGAATACAAGTATGTTTTTAATCGGTAACTTACACAGGTTAACACATACTCAGTATCCTTACTTGATACTATTGCTTCTTCTCCCCTCAGTCTCCAGGAGAACTAGTAGTATCACTTAAGGTTATTGTTAAGGTTAAACAAGGTACAGCATTCGGTGACAGGATTCAACCACAATGTTTAGCAATAACCTACCATATGTTTTCTAAAAATATTAGAGAAATGCGTGGGGGTAGGAAACAAACAAACACGCCACATTGTCCCATAGGGGTCTTGAATACCTCACCAAAACAGTTGGTTATATAGTTGACCAATACAGTTGGTTATTATTATGGGCTAGTAGTTGACCAATACAGTTGGTTATTATAGGGCAATAGTTATCCACAAAGTTATGCACAAGTTATCCACATAGTTATACACCTTTATTTGTGAGATATATTTTTCACCTTGATTATATTTATATTTAAATAAACTTGACAATATCATTAAACTGTGCTAAGAACAGCGTTGCACTTATGCAACAATTTGTAGTATTCCTGCTTTTACAGCCTGTGAATATCATTGCAAGGCTTTACTGCTAAAGGCTCTACAATCCAATATATGGGCTTATTGGCTTATTCTATATATTTTTCAATCTAATTGGGCTTATAACTCATTGATTTAACAGGGTTTTAATTTATTTTCAATTATTTTCAACAATTAGTGTAATTAATGCTTGACTCTATGGTTAGACCTGTTATAATAATCCCAACAACGAAGAAAAGAAGAAAAGAAGCTAAATAAGCAAAACATAATATAACTACATAAGGTAAACCAAAAATGAAAAACTCAACTAACAATAAGACTTACAATCAACTACTAGATTTATGCATCCAAGCGGATAAAGTAAAGGGTGTAATTCAAAAATCAATACTTGAAATTTTAAAGACTGAAGAAAGTCAATCAGACTTTGTCAACTTTGCCAATAGCCAAGCTAATGATGCCATATTCAAGACTAAAATCAGTAAATTTCAGAATAACCTAAACCAGAAAATAACTCAAGAATTGCATTTTGATATTGGCGAAGAAGAAGCATTGACTCAAACAATACGCCTAAAACGCGACCCACAATCAACTTTGCCACAGTCTGAACGCCCTTATTTATTTGTTATAGTTGATGTTAAAGCACCAACGATTAAAACGCTTGAAGAAGAAATTGAAGATTTTAAGAAGAAAATGAAGTCGAAATTTAAGACTGATTTATCAATCAAGCAAAAGTAATAAGTTTTACAGCCTGTAATAGTTATTAGAAACAGGCTATATTTCACTCAATAAGGAAAACCAATGAATTATAATACTTTGAAAACATCTCATAATCTAGACCATAATAGCTGCACGGTAGTGGCATCATCTTTAGCTTTTAACATTGATTACGATATTATGCTTAAACATTATGACAGTCAAGGCAGGAAGCGTGGGCGTGGTGTTATGCCAACAATGACAAAGAATATTAATTTAGATTTAGCAAAGAAATATAATTATGAAGCACAATATACTGAACGTGAAGATATTAGGTCTTGGACAAATGGTGCTACTATGACTGTTGGAAATTGCAATAAATATCTACCTGCTAATAAGAATTATATAATTGGTGTTAGGGGGCATAGCTTGGCAATGGTTAACGGTGTTATTGAAGACCATACAGCGGGTAAAAGAAATAGAGTTATATCTATTATGGAATTAACACCGCCAGTTGGTAAGCAAGTTTTACAGCCTGTAATAGTTGAAAGTGTTGGTGATACATTGAGTGAATTAACTGAATTAATGAGTAGTTTTTAAAAGGAGAAATAATATGAGTGAAGCTAGAACATATAAAGTAACAAATACGGGTAAATATACTGTGGCACTTGCCATTGACGGTAAATATGGATATTTTGAACATAATGAATTAGGTGAAAATTTAGGGGGTGGCTTATGGTTCAGAGATGGTGCGATATATGATTATGATGGTGTATATTCACTACCAAAGGAAGTAGAGCTAGAATTAAAAGAGCGTGGCGTTGATATTAGTTATTTAAAGGAGGATTAGTGATGACTAAATTTATGGTAAATGCAGTAATATGGTTAGCCCTAATGATTATGTGGGTGTATGTTTTAGAAACGATAGCGTTATATCACGGCTGGTAGTTAAAGTTTTACAGGCTGTAATAGTTAAACAATAAGTTAAACAATAAGGATAAATTATGAATAAGTTAATTAAAAAGGAATGGAGCGGTAGTTGGAATGGTGCTTTAATGAGTGCAGGTACTAACGCTAAATTAATTAAAGACAACGGTGAGAAGTATGTAGTAGCGGGATTATCTCTTGCACCTGCTGATACTGTTGAGGGTGTGAATGTATGTGCAATGGCTGATAAGGCAGGGTGTAAGAAAGGGTGTTTATTTAGTGCTGGGCGAGGTGCTTTCCCTAATGTTATTAATGCAAGGACACGTAAAACAGAGTTTTATAGAGATGACCGTAAAGCGTTTATGGCTACTGTTGAGGGTGATATAAATGCCTTTAAGTATAAGTGTGAAAAGGAGGGCGTTAAACCTGTGATTAGGTTGAATGTATTATCGGATATAAACTATATGAAATTAGTTAAGAAGTTTCCAACGGTGCAGTTCTATGATTATACAAAGAATGTTAAATGGGCTTTTAAAGAAGTACCTGATAATTATCACCTGACTTTTAGTTATAGTGGGCGTGATGGTTATAAGCACCTAATTGACAAAGTAGTAAACGAAACCAAACATAATGTTGCAGTAGTTTTTAAAGATAAATTACCTACTACATTTATGGGTAGAAAGGTTATTGACGGTGATGTTAATGACTTTAGATTTGATGATGACAAAGGTGTTATTGTTGGATTAAAAGCAAAAGGCAAAGCAAGAAAGGATACAACAGGCTTTGTCATTAAATAAACTTTTACAGGCTGTAATAGTTAATAAGTTAAACAATAAGGAGTTACAATTATGAAAGTTATATTAAATACAACAGGTACTTTTAGCAACACATACAATATCTATAAACTAGCACGAGGTGTTTTTAATTATCAAGACCACGAAGGAATAGATATAGACTATGAACACAAACTAGATGAGTCTTCATCTGTTACTATTACATTTGTTGAGTTCTCTTGGAGAGAAACAACTAAGTTAGATGAGCTAACGGCATTAATCAGGTTGTTACTACCTGAAGCAGGGGAGAAGCTATGAACTATTTAGAATTTGAATTAGCTACTACTGATTTACTAGAAGCTGAAATTGCATATGATTTAGCAGGTTCGGGTATGTATCTAGATGATGACATCGGGGAGCAAGACTTTAACGATGATGTCGGACAAGTCAGAGAGGAAATGGTTAAAGCACTATGGGATTGTTACCACGATAACATAGGTGAAATAGTTAACGAGCAATTAGGCTCAGACTTTAATGGGACAATATAATGAGAGTTGATAAAATAATTGAGTTACTAGATAAAATGTATCTAAAGGATGAGGAATTAATGCTTGACTGGGTTGACAACGACCAAATGGAATGCCCTCGTGATGTTTGGCTAGTTGCGGTAGGTAGACTGGAGGGAGCTAGTGCAGGTATGATTGATATGGATTATGTAAGTGATATAGTAAGTGAAGCTAAATTTGATAATAAGGAGAAATAATATGAACGAAGCAGAATTAAAGAAACATAACAATCTATGTCATACAATTGCAGATGAGGCAAGTGAAACTGTAGAGATTAAAGAGTTATTAAGGGCACACTGGGATGAAACATTCTCTTATATGCACGATATGAATCTAGATGAACTAGTAGAGATTGCAACTGATATGGGAATCGAGGTAGAATAATGGATAAGATGAATAAATATCACGTAGGTGTTGATGTTACACGTTCAATATATGTATATGTTGATGCGGATACTGAAGAGGAAGCAGAGAAGATAGCCTTAGTTGAGGCTGATTTAGAAAGCACAATAGGTGCAGGTGCTTGGGTTAAATCTGAAGTACATTTCATAGATGAGGAGAAATAATATGACTGAACCAGAATATCAAATAGAAGAAGTATATGAAGCGGTCTATGGAGATAGGGGCATTGACTGTTACACTCACGATGAGTTAATGGATATGCTAAATCAAATGTATGATTGTTATGAGTGGGTATGTAATTTCAAGAGTGAGGTTGCTATGCACAAGGATTTAAAAGAACTGAGAGGTGTAGAATGAATAAGACAACAGAAGACAGTTTAATAATCTTAGAACTGAGGTATGAGTCAGCTTGTATTAGCAGAGATTATGCACTGCACAAAATAGAAGAATTAAAGGAAGAGAACCTGATGTTGGCTGATGAGAATAAGAAGATGGCTGAATACCTGCTATACTTAGATGAAGGTATGGTGATTGAACTAGAAAGAGATGGTTTTGGGTGGTTATTCTAATGAACTTTAACAGGGACAGTAGATTTATGAAAGATACTAAACGGCGTGAGGCTTTACGTAGTATGAAGAACGTAGCAGGTAAGCCTATGAGTTATGAGAAGTTTCTAAGGAATTACCTAAGAAGTATGGCATTTACTTATCACGCTAGTGGGGCTAATGCTAGTAAGTATCGTAAGATTATGGAGATGTGTGAGAATATGGCATACAACCAATGGAAGACATTACCAGAATGTAAATAAAGTTTTACAGCCTGTAATAGTTAATAAGTTAAACAACAAGGAGAAGAATAATGGGATTAAATAAAGATGGTACGGTAAGAGAGATGAAAGAATGGGTGTTGGATGATGGAACTACGGTTACAACTGAAGATGTTATGGCAAAGCTTAAATGTGCACGTTCTACTGCTTATAGCAGGCTAGTACGAAGCACCAACCCAACATACATCTATAAGGGCGTACAAGACACATCAGGAGGTAAGACCTACCTATTAAGTGATGGTAGTTATTGGACAGTAGCAGAACTAGCTGAGCACCTAGGTTGTCTTCATTCTACTGCTGGGTGTAGACTCAGTAATACTTTGACAAAAGGCAACGATGTGGCTAAGGTGTTAAAGCCTGTTAATGGTTTGATGAGTGTAAGTGAGATAAAACATAGAGCAAGTAAATCTATTGTAAAGATACAGAAAGCAAGAATGATTGGTGATTTAGAAGGACACTGGAAACTATTTAACGCAAATACATAAGTAAACAAATAAGGAGAACTGAGATGAGTAGAATAACTGATTACATACTAGAGCAAGAAGAGTTAGGTAACATAGAATATATAGAGGGTCGTGGATATGTTGATAAACGTATTCAACTAGTAGATGATGACTTCATACTTCAAAGAGAAGAGTGGATTACGGAACAATTTGAATTAAGTTTAGCGGAGGTAAAATAATGAGATTAGTAGAAGAACAGAAACGACTTGAAGGCTTACAGCTAAGTGAGGCACGTTCTAAGGTTTTAAGAAACTACCTTAGCCTAGTAGAGAATAGTAAAGGTGGTCTTACTGCTGAGGGTATTGCTTTGCAGAAACTTGGTATTGACCGTCTTACTACTGTTATTAAAGAGTATTTCACTAGCCCTATTAGAGGTAGAGCCAGTGCTAAGCGAAAGCCTTTACTTCATTATAAAGGGCGGGAAGCTGACCTTGCTTATTTAATTATATCTAGCATAATAGGTAGTCTTATGAGAAGACCAGCATCTAGTCAACAGTTAGTTGGTTTATTGTTACGGTCTTTAAAGAATGATGTGATGCTCGATACATTTCAAGAACAAGAGCCTAAGTTATTTGCATACTTGGAGTATGAGTATAAGAAGCGTGGTCAAGACTATGTTAATTCTAGGAAGAAACGACTAGCACAGCTAATGGTTGAGGAACAAGTTGAGGCTATTGAAACTGAAGTAGGCGTGGCTATGTTAGAGTTGTTTGTAGCGGCTAACCTAGGACTTATCGATAAGTTTCAAAGACATACAGCTAATACACAGAGAGCACGTACATCACCTCTCTATTATTATAAATTAACTGATGAAGCAGAGAAAGTTGTATTAAATATACAACAGTTTTTAACTGAATTAGCCGTTACTTATAAACCTTTGGTTATTAAACCTAGAGATTGGGAGGAAGGTGGTTGTGGTGGTTATCACCATAATGACTGTAAGGGGTTTATTAAGCTAAAGAACCCTAAGCAACGTGGTATATACCGTGGTTTAATAGAAGAAGGTTTGGATTTGAGCCGTCTATACAAGGTCGTTAACTCCATTCAGGACACTCCTTGGAGGGTTAATACTTGGTTATTCGATGTGGTAGATAATATCGTAGAGAATAACATCACTGATTACTCAAAACCTAAGGACAATCCTAAGTGTATTGCAGGACTACCTTATCAAGAGTTTGTTAAAGTAGATGACCTAGTAAAGCCTGAGCAATTTGGTACAACATTTAAAGATGAAAGAGGCTTCACAAGACACGAGAATAGAGCTGACTACACTGCCTACTATAAACGTAGAGAGGAAGTATTGGCGAAGTTAGAAGCAAATAACAGCAGAAGAGTTATATATGCCGTTGCTTTTGATATTGCTAAACAGTTTAAGAAGTATGATGAGTTTTACTTCTCATATAAAGCTGACTTCAGAGGTAGGTTATATCCTGTACAGCAGGTATTTAATCCACAGGCAACATCTAATGTTAAAGCATTGATGGAGTTTGCAGAAGGAGTAGAGCCAACTGCTGATGGTATTTATTGGCTGAAGGTTGCTTTGGCAAATGCTATGGGTTATGATAAATTAGTATATGAAGACAGAGTAGCGTGGGTAGATGAGAACATAGAGGAAATACAGATGTCTGCTAATAACCCTTTAGAGCGTGTTTCGTTCTGGACTGAAGCAGATGAACCACTAATGTTTTTAAGTGGCTGTAAGGCACTCTCAGATGCGTTAGAGGGTAAGTTAGTACATTATCCTGTTCCACTTGATGCTACTTGTAGTGGTATTCAGATTTACTCGGGACTACTGATGGATGAGGAAGGAGCAAGAGCCGTTAATGTTATTAATAATGACACAGGTAAGCCTGCCGACATCTATAAAGAGGTAGCAGATGTAGTTGAACGTAGACTTATGAGCGGAGATTATCCTAAAGAGTTTACATTCACAGATGCAGAAGGTAACTTCACAGAGGTTAAAACACATAGGGAAGCACTAGGTCTGAAAGGTAACATAGACAGGAAGAAGACTAAGCGTAATGTAATGACACAACCATACTCAGTAACACAAAGAGGTATGTACGAGCAACTGAGAGAGTTGTTTGATGAGGCACAAGATGATGGTAAAGAGTTTTGGAAGGGTGAGAAGTGGGTGAGTATTAAACTACTGACACATCTAAACACACAGGCTATCTTTGAAGTTGTGAAGGGTGCTATCGTGGGGCAGGAGTATATTAAAGAGATAACCAAACACTTTAATTTAAGTAACAAACCTCTTGTGTGGAAGACACCTTTGTTTGATTTCCCTGTTATACAGGCGAGTCAGAAGATGAAGAAGAAGCAGATGGAGAGTCAGTTAGGTAAGTTACAATTCTCGTTCCTCACTGATAACATAGATAGTAGGAAGCAGTCTAGTTCGATTGCTCCTAACTTCATCCATTCACTTGATGCAACACTTATGATGTTGACAGTTGAAAGACTAGCAGAAGAATATGGTGTTAAGAGTTATGCTTTAATTCACGACAGTTTTGCAGTACCTTGTACAGAAGTAAAACACCTCAATGAAGCAGTGAGAGATAGTTATGTTGAGTTGTTTATGTCTATGCCTCTACTTGAATGGTATGAGCAGTTACAAGCTAAGCTACCTAACGTGAAACTGAAACATCCTGATGAGGTTATGATGTACACATTAGATATACAAGATGTATGGGAAAGTGAATATATATTTAGTTGATTATTTACTTGACAGACAGTAGAAGGTGTGAATGAGTGCTATAAACCCCTACTTATATACAGAGAAAAAACAAAAATAAGTAAGAACTATTACTACTAAAGAATAATGGTTAGTAGTAGTATATAACTAAGTAAAGAAATAGTAATAGTAGAAGTAGTGTTAACTAAATAAGTATTAAAATATCTTTAAATAAGGAGAAGAAGAAGTAATGTATAAACTAGTTTTAATATCAATTGTTATTTTAAGCTGTACTGGTTGTTCTGTTCAAGGTGAAGTATATCCTTGGAGAGACACTGAGGGTAGTGGTGGGATAACAAATGAAATCAAATTCTAGGATATATAAGAGAGTGGTTAGGTTATCACGTTTGTAGTGACCTCCTATCCCTGACTACTCTACTTATATATCTTAGGTTAGATGTATAAACGGCAATAATGCCACAATAAGTAAATAAAAGGAGACTGTAAAATGTCAAACAATAAGAAAGTAACAGCAGTAGTAACACCAACAGGTAACGCATTATGGGCAAAGGTAACTGAGCCAGCAACTAGTAAGTTTAACCCTACACCTATGTATTCAATGAGTGTTGTATTTACTCCTGAAGAAGTAGTAAAGTTTAAGGGTAAGATGCAAACTATGTTAGATGCGTTCTATGATGAAACCTTTAATGAGGTTAAACCTGCTAAGCAGAAGTCGTTAGCCAAAGCTGAATTATTTAAAGAAGCTTCGGATAAGGAAGGTAATCTTACAGGCGAGTTAGAACTACGTACTAAGCAGTATGCTAAAGACTTTAAAGGTGAAGATATGTCTATGCCTATCGTTGATAGCAAAGGTAAAGATATCACTAATGGTTGTCCTCTAGTAGGTAACGGTAGTCGAGTAAGAGCAAAGGTTTACCCTAAGGCTTACTATATGGCTTCTACTAACACAGTAGGTATCAGCTTCCGCTTAAACGCAGTACAAATCATCGAGTTAGTATCGTATGGTAATGCATCAGCAGGCTTCGAGGCTGTAGAGGGTGGTTATGTTGCTCCCGCTACACTAGGCGTAGCTTCAGATGATGTATATACAGGTGGTTCAGTAGTAGACTCAGAAGACTTAGACTTCTAATGAGACAGGATAATGATGATGGCGAGTTAATAAGAGCTCACCTCCCTTGTCCTGACTGTGGTTCAACTGATGCTTTGAGTGAATATACAAATAACACTTACTGCTTCAGTTGTTCCAAATCAAATTACACAGGCGAAAACAAACAAAAAGTAAAAACACAAAGGAGACACACAATGAGAGACGAATTAATACACGGCGAATATGTAGCTGTAAAGGGGCGTGGGTTAAGTGCTAAGACCTGCCGTAAGTATGGGTATCACTTAGCAGAGATTGATGGTAGTCCAGTATATCTGGCTAACTACTACGATAACTCTAATGACCTAGTAGGACAGAAGGTACGATTTAAAGATAAGTCGTTCCGAGCAATAGGAACAGTTAACCCAACAGTTATGTTTGGTAAGCAGTTGTTCAGAGACAAAGGAAGACAAGTTATCATCACAGAGGGTGAGATAGATTGTTTATCTGTAGCTGAAGCATTTGACTGTAAGTATCCTGTTGTTAGCTTACCTAACGGTGCTCAATCCGCAGCAACAGTTATTAAGAAGAACTTAGAATGGTTAGAAGGCTTTAATACTATTGTTCTATGGTTTGACAATGACCAGCCTGGCAAGGATGCAGTAGAAGCTGTAATGCCTTTACTTAGCCCAGGTAAGGTTAAGGTAGTTAACACTCAATATAAGGATGCTAACGAGATGTTAGTAGCTGAGGGTGCTTCTGCTGTTGTTAATGCAACCTACGATGCAAAGGAATGGAGACCTGATGGTATCCTTAATGGCTCTGAGTTATGGGACAAGTACAAAGAGAAGGAAGTATTTGAAACCTGTAAGTATCCTTACCCTAAGATGGATGATATGTTTAAAGGTTTACGTAAAGGTGAACTTGTTACATTCACTGCAGGGTCAGGTATGGGTAAGTCAACTGTAGTGCGAGAGATTGCATATGACTTGATGCTTAGACAAGAGAAGAAGATTGGTTACATTGCTTTGGAGGAGAACTGGCGTAGTACGCTGACTAAGTTCCTTGGTATGTATAGTCAGAAGCCTTTGTTCTTTGACAACGAGTTAACTCCTGAGGAAGAGAAAGAAGCTTGGGAAGAAACTATTGGCAAAGACAGACTCTACTTGTATGACCACTTCGGTTCAATGGAGACTGATAACCTACTAGCTAAGATACGAGTAATGATACATAACTGTGGTGTTGACTTCATTGTCCTAGACCATATCTCTATTGTTATATCAGGTATGGAAGGTGGAGATGAGAGACGCTCTATTGACAACCTAATGACTATGTTACGTTCAGTAGTAGAAGAGACTAATGTAGGTATGCTACTAATCAGTCACCTAAGACGTGCCTCTGGAGACAAAGGTCACGAAGATGGTGCACAGATTACATTAAGTCAGTTACGAGGTTCAGGTGCTATTGCTCAGTTGTCTGATGCAGTTATTGGATTAGAGCGAGATGCTCAGTCAGTAACCGAAGGTGACCATATAGGAGTACGCATCCTAAAGAACAGGTTTGGTGGACAGCTTGGAAGAGCAGATACATTAAACTATAATCACAAAACAGGTAGAATAGAACTAGTTGAGGAAGTAGCAGAGGAGTTTGCAGATGAAGACAGCGATTTTTGACCTAGAAACTAATGGACTACTTAGTGAAGTAAACACTATTCACTGTTTAGTATTCTATGATGTAGAAGCTGACAAGATGTTTAGCTTTGATTATGATGGTGTACTTGATGGGCTAATTCAGTTAGGAGAGTATGACACCATAGTAGGGCATAACATCATTGGTTATGACATCCCTGTTATTAATAAATTGTTTCCAGCTGTAGAGCTAAACTGTGAGGTTGTTGACACCTTGATACTGGCTAAACTAGCCTACTACAATATGCATTCTATTGATGAGCAGTCTGATATACCACCTAGGCTAAAGGGGAGATATTCTCTTGAGTCGTTTGGTTACAGATTGAATGATAACAAAGGTGACTTTGGTAAGCAGGATGATGCTTGGGATGTATATACACCTGAGATGCTTGAGTATTGTGAGCAGGATGTAAAGCTAACAGCTAAGTTATATAAGAAGCTACTGACTAAAGACTGGTTACCTGCTGAAGCCTTACGTATTGAGCAAGAGTTTGCAAAGATAATAACACAGCAGACTATTGATGGTTGGGAGTTTGATGTAGAGTTAGCACAGAGACTACACGTAGTACTACTGGCTGAGAAGAATAGCCTAGAGTCTGAGTTACATAAGGTGTTTAAGCCTAAGTACTTCAGTAAGGGTGTTAAGCAGTATAAGAAAGAACCTTTCAATAGACTAGGCATAGCACATTGGGAACACAACAGCATACAGCTTACTACTTTTAATCCTGGGTCTAGAAACCACATAGCTAAATGGCTAGGTGACCAGTATGGTTGGAAGCCTAAGAAGTCTGAGAAGGGAAACCCAATCGTAGATGAGGCTGTGCTTAGTAAGTTAAAGTATCCTGAGGCTAGACTGCTCTCTAAATACTTTAATGTAAACAAACTACTAGGTATGGTAGCCGAGGGTAACAATGCTTGGTTAAAACTAGTAGGAGCTGATGACCGTATGCACGGACAGGTTGATACCGTTGGTGCAGTAACAGGTAGATGTACTCACCGTAAGCCTAATGTAGCACAGACACCTTCATCCCGAGCCTTTATGGGTAAGGAATGTAGAGAGTTATACAAGGCTAAGAAAGGCTATCGAATAGTTGGTGTTGATGCTTCTGGACTAGAGCTTAGGATGTTAGCTCACTTTATGGCTAAGTGGGATGGTGGTAGCTATGGACAGAAGGTACTAGAAGAAGACATACACTATGTTAATGGTGTTGCCGCAGGCTTAATGGATAAGGACTGGGTTAAGGGCTCTCCTGAGTACGATAAGGGCAGAGGACAAGCCAAGACATTTATTTACGCCTTCTTATATGGTGCAGGTGACGGTAAGATTGGTTCTATTGTTGGAGGTAAGGCTAAGGAAGGCAAAGCCCTAAAGGCTAAGTTCTTCAAAACACTACCTGCACTAGAGAAGTTAATCAATGCTGTTACTAAGTCAGCATCTAGGGGATTTATAACAGGTATCACAGGCAGAAGGATGTACATACGTAGTCCACACGCTGCTTTAAATACACTACTGCAATCAGCAGGTGCATATGTGATGAAGTATTATACTGTTCAATTAGCTAATAACCTGAAAGGGTTTGATGCTAGAATGGTTGGAAACATACACGATGAAGTACAGATGGAAGTGTTAGTATCTCAAGTAGACGAAGTTAAGAAAATAGCGGAGGCTTCGTTTGCTGAAGTTACCAAACTTCTTAATTTTAGAATTAAACTTGAAGGAGAAGCACAAGATGGCACAACCTGGTACGACACGCATTAAAGCGATACTACCTCTACCTCTCTATTGGAAAGGAAGGGGTGACAAGAAACGACAGTTACTATTATCTACTAACACTTGGTTACCGATGCACTACACGCAACGTAATAACATCAAGCAGAATTACCACGCAATAGTTAAGGAGTGGTGTGAACAGTTACCTAAGTTTAAAGTGCTTAGACCTGAATACACTCTTCACTTTAGCAACAAGCGTAAGAAGGACGTTGATAATTATGTTGCTCCTCTTCATAAATTCCTAATGGATGCTATGGTTGAGCACGGTGTGATTAAAGATGATAACTATGAGTATGTGGTTGGCTTCTCAGCTGACTTCGGTGGAATAGGCGATGAAGATTACGCTGTTGTGGAGTTGGTGGGTGAATACGAAGATTAATATTGACGTAGCAATAGGAAGAGTAGCTACTACTAACTTACCTGTTGATGATAAAGTAATAGATAGTATGCTAGGTACTTTGGTAATATTAAAGGAATTAGGATTTAAATACATAAGCAAAGGAGATACGGATGACAAAGGACAACATAAACCCTAGCCATTATAAGCAAGGAAACATAGAGGTGATTGACTTCATACTCGACCAACAGCTAAACTACTTGGAAGGTAATGTGGTCAAGTATGTAAGCCGTTACAAATATAAGAATGGACTAGAGGACTTGAAGAAAGCCCAATGGTACTTAAACAAGATAATGTTAGAATTAACTAAACCTGAGGAATAGTGATGACGTACGATGAATACATAGAAAAGGAAGGCGTTGCCTTACCTATTAGTGGCTTTGAAGACCTAGTCTTTGATTACCTAGAAGCACTTAGTGAAACATACCACGACTTACCTGTTGAGGAGATTATGTATGCTATATACACTACACAACAGTTAGTACCTCATATAGCTGAGATGGATGATGCTTATGTTGAGGATGTAGCAACAATGGTAGGAGGTTCACGTGTCCATTAAGATAATGCGCTTCACTGCTGAGTGGTGTGAGGTATGTGCAGATTATCTACCTACATTCGTTAAGGTTATGAGTGAGTTCCCTGATGCTGTTGTTGAGTCATATGATATTGAAACAGATGATGGTGTAGAGATGGCCAGTGACTTTGGCATCACAGGAGTACCTACTACTATCGTTGTTGATGATGCAGGCTACCAAATTAAAGTAGGTAATGTGCCTTATCAAGTTCTTAAGGAGATGCTAGATGAACGAAGCACAATTACTGACTAAAATCCAAGATACGTTTCACTGGGATATAACTAAAACAGAAGATACATATTGTAGATGGGATGCCGAGAGTCCAGATTACTTGGTTGAACTTAAGGCTAGAAGAGCCCATTACAATACACAGATAATTGAATACAGTAAGTTAGAGTCGTTGATGGATGAAGCAGGCAAGCAAGAGAAGACTGTTATGTATATAGCATCAACACCTAACATAATTCTTGTGTTTAATATATCTGAGCTATGTTCGCAAGAGTATAACTTTAACTGGGAGAACAAGAGGCTACCTAGTCACACTGATTTTGGTAAAGCTAATTGGGTTGACAAGAAGGTAGGTTACATTGACAATAACAAGGCTAACTGGACGATACCATTATGAAAGCACTAATTGATAGCGACAGCTTAATCTATAAACACGCTTCTATTAATCAAGAAGTAACAGAGTGGGATGAAGAGACTACCACTACTACTACTGATTTGAAGCGTGCTATAAGGGGCTTAAAGAGAAACATAGACGACATCATCGAAGCTACAGATGCCGATGGTTACCTCTGTGTGTTATCACCTAAGAGAACATTTAGATATGATGTACTCCCTTCTTACAAAGGAAACAGGAAAGCACCTAAACATAGGCTAGAACTGTTGAAACCTCTTAGAGCATACCTTAGTAAGAAAATGGTAACACATACTCCTACTTACACAGAGGCTGACGATTACTGTGTGTGGAAGATGTATGAAGAACCTAATGAATGGGTAGTGTGTCACATAGATAAGGACTTAAATCAAGCTACAGGAGCTCACTACAACTACGGTAAGCTCAACAGCTATAGAGTAACTCAGGAAGAAGCTGACTATGTATTCTATATGCAGACACTAACAGGTGATACAAGTGATGGCTATAAAGGCTGTCCAGGAATTGGACCAAAGAAGGCAGAGAAGATACTTCAAACCCTTGATTTGGCTAATGAGAAGGAAGTATGGGAAGCTATTGTAGAAACATATGAAGAGAAAGGATTGACTGAGGATGATGCACTTGTACAAGCAAGAGTAGCTAGGATGTTAAGACCTTCTGAATACAATGGTGACGATATAATTAAACTATGGGAGATTAAAGATGAAGACTGAATACTTAGGTATAACTATAGATAGAACAAGAGATAAGAGTATGTCAGACCAGGCTAATGAATTGGTGACTGGTTACTATCTAAGAGGTAAGGAGAAGTCACCGCAGGAAGCTTATGCTAGAGCCTGTGTTGCCTATAGTGACGGTGATAATGATTTAGCACAGAGGTTATATGATGCAGTTAGTAATGGTTGGTTTATGTTTAGTAGTCCTATACTTAGTAATGCACCAGCACCAGGGGATAAACCTAATGGGCTACCTATCTCTTGTTTTCTTAGCTATGTGCCTGATACTCTTGATGGTCTCATTGCACACCAGTCTGAGCTGGCTTGGCTATCTGTAAAGGGTGGTGGAGTAGGTGGACATTGGGGCGATGTAAGACCAGTGTCTGATAAAGCACCTGGTCCTATACCATTCATTAAGGTAGCAGATGCAGCTATGACTGCTTACAAACAAGGTAAAACAAGGAAGGGAAGTTATGCAGCATACACAAACATCAGTCACCCAGACATTATGGAGTTCATTAATATCAGAATGCCAACAGGGGGTGATGCCAACCGTAAGTGTTTTAACATTAACAATGCTGTCAATATCACTGATGCTTTTATGGATAGTGTTCTTGATAATCGTGACTGGGACTTGGTTGATAATGAGGGTACTATTAGAGAGACTGTCAAAGCAAGGGGACTATGGGAGAGACTTCTCGAAGTACGCTTCAGAACTGGAGAACCATACCTCAACTTTATTGATGAGGCTAACAGACACTTACCACAACCGTTAAAGGAGAAGGGACTTGAAATCAAAGGAAGCAACTTATGTAATGAAATTCATCTTGCAACCAACGAAGATAGGACGGCAGTATGTTGCCTTTCCAGCGTCAATCTTGAACTCTATGAGGAATGGAGTGAAACCTCGTTAGTATGTGACTTGATTACTATGTTGGATAATGTTATAACTGAGTTTGTTAAGGCAGCACCGCAGGAATTATTCAGGGCTACCAACAGTGCGTTTATGGAACGCTCACTAGGCTTAGGTGCTATGGGTTTCCACAGTTATCTACAGAAGAAGAACATACCTTGGGAGTCTGCACTGGCTACAGGACAGAACCTTAAGATGTTTAAGACAATTAAAGAACAAGCAGTCGAAGCTACTACAGCCTTAGCTGATACAAGAGGAGAGTATCCAGATGGTAAAGGAACAAATCGTAGAAATAGCCACTTACTTGCTATTGCTCCTAATGCTAACTCCAGTATTATTTGTGGTACTAGTGCTAGTATTGAGCCAATTAAGTCTAACGCTTACACTCATAGGACTAGGGTGGGTGCTCACTTGGTTAAGAACGAGCACTTGGGTAATGTACTTGAGGAACATAGACTTAGATTGGGTGAAGAGAAGGAATGGTTAGATGCTCAATGGACTAACATTATTCACCACGAAGGAAGTGTTCAACAATTGGATTATCTGAACAGTTGGGAGAAGGATGTGTACAAGACAGCATTTGAATTAGACCAGGCGTGGGTAGTAGAGCACGCAGCTGGAAGACAGCCTATGATTTGTCAGGGGCAATCAGTTAATCTATTCTTTCCATCAGGTAGTGATAAAACGTACGTTAATAGCGTACACTTAAAGGCTTGGAAGGCTAAGCTTAAAGGTTTATATTATCTACGTACCAATTCATCTAGTATAGGTGAACAGATTGGTAAGAAGGTAGAGCGTATAAAATTAGAAAATTTCAAGGAGGAAGACGAATGTCTGAGTTGCCAGGGGTAATGGGTGAGGCTCTAAGTTACAAACCGTTTAATCACGTTTGGGCTATGGAGATTGCAGAGGAACACGAGAAAGTACATTGGGGTACGTGGGAGGTAAAACTTCAGGAAGATGTAGACCAATGGAAGCAGGGTAAGATTACAGATGCTGAGAAGAACCACATCACACAGATACTTAGATTGTTTACACAGTCTGATGTACAAGTAGGACAGAACTATTGTGATTTGTTTATACCTAAGTTTCGTAACCACGAGATTAGGAATATGCTTATGTCCTTCGGTAATAGAGAGGGTACACATCAGAGAGCATATGCATTACTTAATGATACCTTAGGGTTTCCTGATAGTGAGTATGAGGCTTTCCTAGATTACCAAGCTATGGTAGATAAGGTAAACTTTATGCAGGACAACGATGTACATACACACCAAGGCTTAGCTAAGGCTCTAGCACAAACGTGTGTCAGTGAGGGTATGTCGTTGTTCTCTGCGTTTGCTATGCTACTTAATTACCAGAGACGTGGTAAGATGAAGGGTATGTGTGAAGTAGTTGAATGGAGTATTAGAGATGAGAGTATGCACGTTGAAGGGATGTCGCGCTTATTCAGAGCATTCTGTAATGAACACCCGAGGGTAGTTAATGATGAGTTCAAGAAGGAAGTCTACGAAATGTTCAGGACCGCTGTTTCCCTGGAGGATAAGGTTATCGATTTGGCTTATGAAATGGGCGCTGTGGAAGGTCTCGATAAAGCTGAAGTTAAAGAGTACATACGCCATTTGGCGGACAGACGTTTAATTATGTTAGGGTTAAAACCTAATTGGGGTGTCAAAGAGAACCCCTTACCTTGGGTGGAATGGATTATTGCTGGTGACAGCTTTAAGAACTTCTTTGAAGGTACAGTAACAGACTACTCTGCGGCTGGAATGATAGGAGAATGGGGATGGGATTAGGATATAAAGATTGGAGAAGTAAGCACAAACTACATTCTTCTAAAGGATGGAGTGGGTTAACAGACTGGACTAAGTTGAGAGACAAGAGCTGGAATGAAACACACGACTTTAAATGGCAGTGGATAGTAGTAGGTACATTTGTTGTACTTGCATTGTTAGTAGGTGAGGCTAAGGCTGGTCAGTTCTACGACTTTCCTTATGAGGACAACATCACTATGGATGTAGTTAAGACTAATGGAGGCGGAGGTACTTGGAAGTGTGCTTCAGTTAGAGACTGTTACATTAGGACTCTTGAGGCTGAGGCCCGTGGTGCTAACCAGTATTGTGAGACTATAACTATTAAACGTAATGGCAAGCCAGTATGGTTTAGGAAGTACCGATGATAGGTAATATATTCATAGGCTTACTAGCAGTAGCTGCACTAGTGATTGCTTATATGTGTGGAGTTAGTGATGGTTGTAAGACTAATGCTTGCTTTAGAGGTGGTAAGGATGTCAAGTAAAGTACACATAAAACTTGACATAATTGGATAGTATTGGATATATAATTCTAGATAAAGTAGTATGTTTTTCTAGATATTGCGTATCACGATACACGATAAAATGATACGATAATGGTTAATATACGAGTCATTAGTGTACATTAAGGGGTCTAATGGTTAATATATGATACATTACTAGGTGTACAGTCTACAGTATATAGTACACTAGCCTAGGATTATAGGTGATACGTTGTACATTAGGATGATTAATACTAAAGGAGTAGGATGATAGGGGTTTATCTACCAACCCACCTACCAACCAACCCAAGGAGAAACAAGATGAAAGTATCAGAGAGTAAGAGAAACAAATGTGACTTCACACTATATGATATCTCAGAAGAAGAGCAGAACTTAATGTTCTTAGAAGGTCTGAAGGTGTTAGTTAAGGAAGCTAGGGATGGTCACATAGGTGAGTATGTGGTCCTTCCTTACAAGGACAACGAGGTTCTTTTGGTAGGTTCTAAGACTACTACAATAGAGATATCAGATGAAGATGTAGATGCATTAGTACAGATTGGTGCTGTGTCTATTATAACTAGAGGAATGAAGGAGTGTACAGATGGCAACGATACCGACGTATAGAGACTTAGAGGATAGAATTGAGGTACTAGAAGGTAAGCTTAGATACTGGTCAGGGTTATCTAGCTTTGATAGTATTGAACAAGGAATGAAGGAAGCAGTTGAATGGAATGACGATAGGATGGACATCATAGGACAGAATGGTAATGATGGACTACATTATAATACAGACAAGGAGGGAATGTGATATACGATTATATGTGTAACGTGTGTGAGCATAAGTACGTAACAACTAACACTATTGCTCACCGTAAGAAGTCAGGTAGATGCCCTGAATGTACTAGTTCTGATACTAAGTTAATTATGTCTACTACTCCATTCAAGACTTGTGGCGGAGGTCACCTCCAGTCAAACGGCACTGGCAAAGTAATCCTTTAATTATAAACCCCTACTTATATAATGAATAAACTACCAAGTAACACACTAGACTTACTTAAAGAATTAGAACGTATGTTTCCTGACCAAATGGTCACTGAGCAAATGTCTGATTTTGAAAGAGGTAAGAAAGCAGGAGTGATTGACTTACTTCGATTATTAAAACAACTTAAAAACACAGGAGAATAACTATGGGCGGAATTTTCGGCGGCTCTAAAGCACCTACACCACCACCACCAGCACCACCTTCGGCAGCACCTACAGAACAGGCTACTTTTAAACCTGGCGATGAAGGTTCTAAGAAACAGAAGAAACTTACAGCAATCAAGAAGGGTAAAAGCCGTTTAGCAATTGCAACTACAACAGGTACTAAGTCAGGAACAGCTAAAGGCTTATAAAGGAGTAAGGAATGGCAGAAGAACGCACAACAACCCTCAAGGCTAGGTGGTCTAAGCTAGAAGGTGATAAAACAACTGTACTAGATAAGGCCCGAGACTGTGCTGCTCTTACTATTCCTTCGCTGTTAACGAAGCAAGGACATACTGAACAGGATACATTAGCTACTCCATACCAATCACTTGGTGCACGAGCAGTTAATCACCTCGCTAGTAAGTTACTACTTACTTTGTTACCACCTAACGCTCCCTTCTTTAGGTTAATGCCTAATGAAGAGGATATAGCACAACTTGATACTCAACAAGAAGCTGAGTTAGAAGAAGCACTATCCTCTTATGAGCGTGACCTATACACCTACATTGAGAAGAAAGCATATAGAGTACCTTTGTTTGAAGCCTTAAAACTTCTTATTGGTACTGGTAATGCTTTACTTCGCTTTGAAGATGAAGAGTTAAGAGTTTATAACCTCAATGAATATGTGGTTAAACGTAATGCTCTTGGTAAGGTAGTAGAAGTAATTGTTAAAGAGACAGTGCATCCTAGTGATGTACCTGAGCTAGACCTAACCGATGATGAAACAGACTTATATACGTCTATTAAGGTTTTACCAGACGGTAAGTATGACCTCTACCAAGAGGTTCTCGGTGAAGTAGTCCCTGGTTCAGAAGGTGTTATTAAGGCTGAAGACAGTCCTTTCTTAGCACTTAGGTGGACAGCCATTAATGGTGAAGACTATGGACGTGGTTTAGTAGAGCAGTATCTAGGTGACTTACGAAGCTTAGAAGCACTTAACCAAGGTATGGTAGAAGGTGCAGCGGCAGCCTCTAAGATTGTATTCTTAGTTGACCCTACTGGTACTACTAGAGCCCGTGACTTAGCTAAATCTAGGTCAGGTGACTTTGTTCAAGGTAAAGCAAGTGATGTTACTACTCTGCAAGTGCAGAAGGGTAATGATATGCAGATACCTTATCAATTAGCACAAGAGATACAACAACGATTAGCTAGTGCATTCCTGTTAACTCAGGGTGCTACTCGTAATGCTGAGCGTGTTACTGCTGAAGAGATACGTCTAGTAGCAGGTGAGTTAGAAGATGCCTTAGGTGGAATTTATTCAATTCTATCACAGGAACTTCAACTACCACTTGTTAAGATTATCTTTAAGAACAGTAAAACACCACTACCTGAAGGTCTAGTAGAACCAGTTATTGTTACTGGTCTAGAGGCATTAGGAAGAGGACACGATTACAACAAACTTGTTATGTTTGCACAAACACTACAGCAGTTGCTAGGGCCTGAAATATTTGCCCAACACGCTAATGTAGATGCTGTGATTAGTCGAGTAGCTACTTCTCTTGGTTTAGATGCAGAAGGGATTATTAAATCTCAAGAGCAACTACAACAGGAAGCAGAGCAACAGGCGGGTCAACAGTCGGCTCAAATAGCAGCTGATAGTGCTGCACAAGCAGGTGGACAGGAAGCTGGTGCTCAATTAGGTCAGCAATCAATGCAGGGGTAATATGTCAGAAATCAGATGGAAAATATATACCAATGATGACGTTATAAAGGAGACGGAAGATGAGCGAACTAGAAGTAACAAACCCAGTGGAGGAAACACCTCAACTAAACGAGCACGACCAAGCGATGGTGGACAAAGCAAACCTAAGCGAGGAACAAACAAACACCGAGCTAAGAAGTGATACTGAGAATGTATTACTAGCAGGTAAGTACAAAGATGTTGGTGAATTAGAGAAGGCTTACACAGAGCTTCAATCTAAGATGGGCCAACCAGCTGAAACTACTGAGGAAGTAAAGCAAGAGGAAACTCCTGCTCCTACCGAGTCAGTAGAAGAAGCTAAAGAAACAGTGGAGGCCAAAGGAATAGATTTCGATGGTCTTTACGGTGAGTATGGTGAGAACGGTACGCTATCAACTGAGACGTATTCCAACCTTGAACAGGCAGGATTATCAAAGGAGGTGGTTGATTCTTACATACAAGGTCAAGAGGCCATTCAGCAACAACAAGTTAACACGCTACAAAAGGCTGTTGGCGGAGAAGCTGAATACCAGGCTATGATACAATGGGCTGGTTCGAACTTAACGGATAGTGAACAGACGCAATTCAACGCAACTCTAGATAATGCAGAGAGTGCTGAGTTCGCAATCCAAGGGCTTAACGCTCGTTACAAGGCTGCCAATCCTACACTGATTGGTGGTAACCGTATTTCGGGTGATACAAATACTAGTAGTAGAGGTTATACCACAAAGAGTGATATGATGGATGCTATGAGTAGCTCGAAGTACAAGACAGACCACACTTACAGAGCGGAAGTTCAACGTAAGCTGGCCCTGTCGACATTCTTATAGTAAAACAAGTAAGTATAATTGCCTTGATGTTTCCCTCGAGGGGGAAGCTGAGAGATACCCTTTAAAACACTATGTATTATTATATAAACTAAACCGTGACATTTTGTCACACTTAAACTTTATATATAGGATATATTAAAATGGCATTTACAACTTCAAATCCCAACTTCGACTTCGGTGGAACAGCGGGAAACAAAGACCTAGCGTTAAAAATCTTCTCTGGCGAGGTGCTAACAGCATTCGCATCTAAGAACGTATTTATGCCGCTAGTAAACACACGTACAATTAACTCAGGTAAGTCTGCACAGTTCCCAGTAATTGGTAACCTATCAGATTCTTCTGATGTTAAGACTCACACTCCTGGTGATGACGTAGTTCCTTCTTCAATCGGTTCTAACGAGCAAGTAATTACTATTGCTGCTCGTAAATACGCTTCAGTATTTGTAGACGATTATGAAGAAGCTATGTCTCATTACGAGACTCGTGGTCAGTACTCTACTGAGATGGGTAATGTTCTAGCTAAGAAAGTAGACAAAGCTATTATTACACAGCTTGACGCTTGTGAGACAGCTACTCCTAAAGTAGGTCAACCAGCAGTTAACGCTGATTTGGTTATTGGTGCTACTCCAACTGCTAACGCTATTGTTGAAGCATTATTTGATGCTGCAGCAACTATGGAAGGTAAGGACATCGCAGGCGATAAGGTTTGTATCTTAAATCCTGAAGCTTACTACAACTTAGTACAGTCAGACAAAGCAGTAAATCGTGATTGGACAAATGGTAATGGTGGTATTGATACTGGTTCAGTATTCAAAATCGCTGGTATCCCAATTATGACTTCTAACAACGTACCAGCTGGTAAGTGGGGTTACATCTTCACACCACACGCTGTAGGCGTTGTTAAGTTATTAGACATCAAGTCTGAAGCTAATTACATTCCTGAGAAATTAGGTACGTTAATGGTTTCTTCTTACGCGATGGGCGAAGGCGTTCTTAACGCTGGTTGTTCTATCCGTTTGTCAGTAGCTTAAGTTAGTTAGTTAGACAATTTTGAGGCATCTCTTCGGAGGTGCTTCATCCACATTAAATAAAGAGGTACTATGAACAGATACAACGACGCAATTAATATTTGCTTAACAACAATAGGCGAGAGTCCTATCCCCGCTAGTACCTCTATAGTTGGTCACTATGAGGCTGAATTAGCCGACACTATTATTAGTGAATCTTTAACCGAAGTACTCGCCTTTGGTTACAACTTTAACACAGACTCTGATTGGGAGCTTGTTCCAGATACCTCTGGTAACATCGCTATTCCAGCAGGAGCTATTTCAGTAGATGCTTCTACTACTTCATCTGATTATATTATGAAGAGTGCTAAGCTATACAACAAAGCAACAATGAGTTATGTCTTCACAGAAACTGTATTGGCAGATATTACGTGGGCTATTGACTTCAATGACCTACAACCTATCATACAGATTCTAGTAGTAGCGAAAGCTAAGATGAAGTTATACACAAGAGTAGTAGGCGTAGATACTGCATATAAGGTATTTGTACAGGAAGTAGAAGATGCCACAACTGCAGTAAGAGCTGAGGATATCACATCAGGTGACTATTCAATCTTTGACGATACAGTCACATCAAGAGTTATGACTAGAACATCTAACCCACTACCAATTTAAGGAGTAATCTATGGAAGTTAATCAAACTATACCATCACTTGTTAATGCCGTTAGCCAACAAGCTCCAGAGCTAAGACACGACACTTCTGTTGATGAAATGATTAATTGTACTGTTTCTTTCACGGAAGGAACTAAACGTAGAAATCCA